ACGATCGCTTACAGCGGGGGACAGGTCGTGGTTTACGCGGCAGCGTATCGCTCGCCAACGGTCACGCTGGACGAGAGCAACATGGCTGGTGGCTTCACGGTCTCGACTCGCCTGAGCGCGCGCGACCGCGTGAACGCAGTCAAGGGCACGTTTATCTCCTCCGAGAATCAGTGGGCGGCGGCGGACTTCCCGCAGATCACGAGCGCGACCTTCTTGGCGGCGGACGACGGCGTTTATCACTGGCGCGACGTCATCCTGCCGTTCACGACAAGCAGCAGCGCGGCGCAGCGCATCGCGCGCATCAACCTGCGGCAAGCACGCGAGGAAATTGTCTTCACCGCAAAGTTCAATTTGACTGCGATGCAGCTCCGCGCGGGCGACACGGTGAACCTCACCAACGCAAACCTCGGATTCTCGTCGAAGGTGTTCGAGGTCATCGCGTGGTCGCTGTCGAGTGACGGCACGCCGCCGACTCCGGTAATTGAATTGCAACTACGCGAGACGGCGTCCACTGTTTACGATTGGAACGTGACAGACGAGGTCGCGGTCGAGAGCGCACCGAACACCACGCTGCCAAATCCGTTCTCCATCGACCCGCCGACCAATCTCACGCTGACCGCAGACGGGACGACGCAGTTCATCCAAGCCGACGGAACGGTGGTGCCGCGCATCAAAGTGGCGTGGAGCGCGCCGACCGAGCAGTTCGTGACGAGCGGGGGCAAGACCGTAATCGAATACAAGGAGGGGACGGCGACGACATATCTGGTGTGGTCAACGGTGGACGGCGACCAGACGCTGGACTTCATTTCCAGCGACGTGCGAATCGGGACGAGCTACAACGTGCGGCTTTACGCGCAGAGTTTTTTCAACACGTCATCGACCTACACGGAGGTGTCCACGACCACGCCGGTCAAAGACACCACCGCCCCAAGCATCCCAACCGGCCTCACCGCCGTAGTCGGCACGGGCCGCGCCGTCTCCCTCGACTGGAACGACAACACCGAGCCCGACTTTTCGGAGTATGGCATTTACCGGCTCACATCTCCCGTCACCGCTTCCGCGCTGAAAATCGCCGAGGTGCGCGCGTCGCGATTCGTGGACACCGACGTGGACATCGGGACGACGTATTATTATTGGCTGAACGCTTACGACACGGTGGAAAACGTGTCAGGGTTTGCACCCTACGTTGAGGCCACGCCGGTCGTGATTACCGCTGGACCGATTGACTCGACGCCACCAAGCACGCCCAGCGCGCCGACCTTTGCTTCGGAATCAACTTACCTTTCCAGCGACGGCGGGACATTCGCGAAGATCACCATCGCGGCTCCCGCGCTCCCCACGGGCGCGCGCGTCAATCAAGTGCTTTACAGGGTCAGCGGTTCGACTGAATTCCTGATTGCTTGCGAATTAACAGCAGCGGGCAACGCGACCATCGACGATCTCACGGTTGGAGCGTCATACGTTTTCGCGATTCGCGCGGTGTCGTTCAGTAACGTGCGCAGCACGGTCTCGACTACGTTGTCGAGGACCGCGCCGAGCAACACGACGGCACCGGCGGTCCCGACATCAGGCGCGATCTCGGCAGCGTGTCCGGCAAAACGATACGACGCGACAAGCTTTTTCTACGGGGCGCGCATTACATGGGCACCGGTTACTGACAAGGATTTAGCTTACTACGAACTGAAATCGACTCTGACGGATTCTGACGCTGCAACAGATTTTACTTGGAGCGTTTCGACTACGAGCTTCCCCGATGCTTCCACCACCGCAAAGCTGCTCGTAACGTTTTTTGATTGTTACTCGGCGTCGCCTGCTCCGGACGGATACGCTCGCGTGAGAACGGTAAGTCGAAGCGGCGTCGCGTCTGCATGGCTGCGGATAGGAAACATTCTGCCGACGGCGATCACTGGAGCAGCTGGCATGGCTTTGCAGGAGCCGTCCGACGTAACCACCACCGGAATCAAAACCGGAGGCGGCTCATCCACGCGGCAGGTCAATGTCGTCTATGAAATCAACGACGTGTTTGCGATCACAGGCGGGGCTACGACGTTTGACCTGAACATCTCACTGACGAATCGCGGATTTAGCACGAAGCCCGATGACGGTCTGGTCGCGGTCGAGGACGTGTTGTATCAGGGATTCTATGACTCGCAGGCCGCTGGCTCAACATCGACGACCGCCGTGGTTAAAATCTACCGCAACGACGGCGGGACGCTCGCATCGGGCAACCTTCGACTCTCGGCGCGGTTCACTGACTACACCTAACATGGCCTTTCAAAAAACATTCACGCTCCGCTCTGGCGCACAAGGCAACTACACGCGGCTCATCACCTATCGCGTGGACCGGATGACGCGCGAGGCCGTGGGGCTGTTCTCGCTGTTCGTGGACTCGGCGGCGGCGCACTCAGCCAAGGACCCGCTCACGCCGTGGATTGCGAAACTCCGCGTGACGGGCGACGCGTTCGACCGATACTTCTCAAGCGCGGCGCTCGATGCGGATACGATGGCGAACTTCTATCGTGCAGCGAAGGCCGAGCCGATGGTTTCGGATTTCGGCGACAGTCTGTTTTCGGACGCGCTCGACGTATGAGCAAAGCGGATACAAGTATGGGCCGCGCAATTACACCCTTGCCACCGCGCCCGCACTCCGCTCCTCTCGAGGCACCATGAGGCTGGGAGGGCTGAGGCTACCAGCAAGCCCGCGAGCGGATTCACCGTTTCGCGGGCTTTCTTTTGCGCGGATTCCGAATCCATCGCCAACATTTGATTCGTTTTAACTCGCGAAACTGCAACGGCTTGGGGAAGCAGCAGGACAAAATACGCAATTGAGCTTTACGCGGGCGGGGCGATCGGATTGAGTGTGCACGTCGGAGGGAAACAACCCAACGACCAACTCAACCCAAAAACAAAATGAAAACCGATCGCTCATCCGCTGAATACGCCACCAATCTATCGCCCCGTCACGGTAAAGCTGGAATCACTGCTCATCTTATGCTCCAGCAAATCGGCGACATCCGTCACGACATGGCTCATCTGGCTTCCTATCTCAGCCACCCAGAAATCACGACCGGACTTGCATCAGGTCGATTCGGAAGGAAAGGGCTGGTCCGCCGCCTAACGGAAATGCACGCCGCTGATTGCTAACCAAACCCAACCCCGCAAACCACCCCGCCACCTCCTCACGAGGCGCGGGGTTTTCCGGTGCCAGACCGGAGGGAAATAACCCCGAGGCTCGCAATCAACCACATGAAAATCAGCATCGACAGCGTTCGATCAGTCAGCATCCGCAACGAGTATCTCGCAGCTCATTGCAATCACGCCGAGTTCTTCGGGACGTTCCGCCACCCAGAGCGCTCTGAAAATCCGGACTGGTGCATCAGCCTCTACAGCGTCTGTGACGAACTGGTGTTTTCCACAAACGGCGATGCAGTCTGGGAGGTCTCAAACCGCGATGACTTTGCGGCGCTCGTCGCAGAATACGGGATCAACATTGAGAAGGCGCTTACAGAATGAGCCCCACCACCGCACTCACCCGCGCTCTGGTCCTCGCGCTCACCGCGCCCGACCAAGCACGCGCCGACCGCGCAATCGCTCTCGCCGAGTCTATCGGCGCGGGCTGCACGAAGCGCCAAGTCGCCACCGCGAAACGCAACGCCTCGAAGCTCACGAAATGAAAACCACGCTCCTCCTCCTCGCGCTCGCGGTCACCGCGCACGCCGCTCCACCACCCAGCTTCTTCCGCGCGCTCCACGTCGTCGAGACGTCGGGCCGCACGGGGCCGATTCTCGGCGACGGCGGGAAGGCCCTCGGGCCGCTCCAGATCCACCGCGGCTACCACGCTGACGCACGCATCGGCGGCGACTACTCGCGCTGCGCTGATCTCGATTACAGCAAGCGTGTCGTGACCGCCTACCTCCAACGCTACGCTCCCGCAGCGTGGGCGGCGGGCGATGTGGTCACGCTGGCGCGAGTGCACAACGGCGGGCCGCGCGGGGCGACTAAGCAGGCGACCGTGGCCTACGGCGACAAGGTCGCGAGGCTCACCAAATAACTTTCGGAGCCACCCGAACACCAAGGCCAACGACGGCGCTCGTGCCGGTGCGAAAATACGCGAGCAAAAATCAGCAACACAACACAACAGGACGACAATGAACCAAGACAACTACGACACAGAAAACGAAATGCTCTGGGCCGCGCAAGACTTGCGCACGCTCACGAGCTGCAAAGCGGAAATCGCGATCTCGCGACGAGTGACAATCAAACCGAACGCGATCAAAGAAAGCTGGGATTACCAGATCACTTTCGGCGACATCCTCAATCGAGGGGCGTGGCGCTGGGAGTGCGCGCAGGCCGATACGCTGGAGGCCGCGATGGACATCACCCGCGCCCAGATCACCGCACAAGGCAACGAGAAGGCGCGCGAGCTCCTGCAACTGCAAGACGCCGCCGCGAAGCTCGGGCTCAAGCTCGTGGAGGTCACGCCATGAGCCGACCAAGCTCGTCGATGCTTCCGCTGGTAATTCGGCGCGTGCTCGAAGGCCGCTCCATAAAGGAAATCGCGTTTGAAACCGGAATGACGCCGAGCGCAGTCCAAAAAATTATCAGCAACACAATGCGGAAGGAATACGTCACCGAGGCCGAATTTCGCCACCTCCTCAACCAACGCAAATCCACGCCATGAATCTTGAACTCATCCACGC